CAAAACATATTATTTCTAGAAAAATAGGCGATAAAAATGTAGATGTTTATTTCGATACACAAGGGCATACGAATACATCTTATGTAGATTTTAAAGTTGATGACACGTTTTCTAATTTGAGAAGTAATTTTGGTAGATTAGATCATAAAATGGAGGCACTACATTTTGTTCAAAATTCTGTACATTCTTTTGTACATCATTTTAAACCAAATGTACTAATGATGAACCCTAATTCTAGTGTAAAAAAGGATTTATATGCAAAATTTGGACAAAAATTAGCAAGAGTACATAATGGTAAGTTTGAAACTAAACAACATGAAATGGCACCATATGGATATCATGTAATTAGCTTTAAAAAAACTCCATTATCAACAATAAGAGCAAAGATTAAGCAATGAAACTTATAACAGAATTAACCGAAAACATAGAATATATTACCGAAGATAATAAAAAAGGTGGCAAAGATTATTATATCACTGGACCTTTCTTAGTAGCAGAAAAACAAAATAAAAACGGTAGAATATATCGTATGAATGTTTTAGAACAAGAAGTTGCTAGATATCTTAAAGAAAATGTAGAACAAGGAAGAGGATATGGCGAGTTAGGTCACCCGGAAGGACCACAAATTAATCTTCATAGAGTATCTCATCTTATAACCGAATTAAAGAGAGATGGTAATGTATTTATTGGTAAAGCAAAATTAACAGAAACTCCAATGGGAGAATTAGCAAAAGGATTATTAAATTCCGGTGCTTCTTTAGGTGTTTCTTCAAGAGGTTTAGGTTCTTTACAAAAAAATTCGAACGGAATAATGGAAGTTCAAAACGATTTTAAATTAGCAACTGCAGCAGATATAGTAGCTGATCCTAGTGCACCAGGTGCATTCGTTAATGGTATTATGGAAAATGTAGATTGGATTTATGATCCAATTAAAGGTACATGGTTAGAAGAAAAACTACATGAAGTAAAGAAAGAAATTAAAACTTATTCTAAACAACAATTAGAAGAAGCAAAATTAATTCTTTGGGAAAATCATTTAGCCTCTTTATTAGTTAAAAAACAGTAATATATAAATAAAACAAAAGATAGAATAGGAGTAATTTTCTGATGTTAAAAAAAGGAAAACTTGAAGAAGTAATTAAAGAGGTAACTTCTAAAAAAGCTATCTCTAAAAAATCTGTAACAGAACAACAAACAGTTGAAGATGAAACAGTTGAAGAAGAAACAGTTGAAGAAGAAACAGAAGCTGCATCTTCATTACATCCTGCTGCTAAATCAATAACAGACCCACAAGCTCTTTCTACATCTAAATTAGGAATGATGTCTGGTGTAATGAATGCAATGAATAGAATGTCAGCATCAGATCAAGTTAATTTTTTCAATCAAGTAATGTCTCAATTTGGACCAGGTAAATCTTATGGAGTAGATGATAATTCTGATCATAATCAATCTACTTTAAATATGAAACCTTCTGCTGCTGTAGGTAGAGGAGAACCTCATTATAAAGATTATATGCCTTCTTTGTCAAAAGAAGAAATAGAAATTATGTTTAATTCTAAAGAATTATCAGAAGAATTTACAGAAAAAGCATCTGTATTATTTGAAGCAGCAGTTGGCGCTAGGGTTGCATTAGAAGTTGCTAAATTAGAAGAAGAATATGTACAACAAGTAACAGAAGAATTACAAATATTTACAGAAGAATTAACAGATAAATTAGATTCATATATAGATTATGTAGTAGAAAATTGGATGTCTGAAAACGAAGTAGCAATTGAATCTACATTAAGAAATGAAATTACTTCAGAATTTATTAATGGATTAAAGAATTTGATGGTTGAACATAATTTTGATATCCCTGAAAGCAAAGTAGATGTTGTTGAAGCTTTATCTAATAAGATAGAAGTATTAGAAAAAGATTTAGATTCAGTATTAACTGAAAATAATGAATATAAAGAAGTTTTAATAACTGTTGCTAAAAAGGAAATATTGGAAGAACTTTCAGAAGGTCTTGCACTAACACAACAAGAAAAGTTTAAAACTCTTGCTGAAGGTATCGAATTCGATGGTGATATAGAAACATTTGAAAAGAAACTGAAGATTATTAAGGAAACTTATTTCTCAGATAAAACGAAAGTGATTTCTTCTAATATAGAAGAAGAAACTTTTGATACTGAAGAGAAACAAGTTGTAACTAATCCTGCAGTTAATAGATATGTAGAATCTTTATCTAGATTAGGTAAAAGATAAAATAATATAAATAAAGAAACAACTAGTTTTAATAGTTTAAGGGAAGAAACAATGTATTTAGCTGAGGAAATTCAAAAAAAGTGGGGGCCTGTATTAGACCACGAATCTTGTGGTCAAATTAAAGACTATCACAAACGTTATGTTACTGCTACAGTACTTGAAAATACTGAAAGAGCTTTAATAGAAGCAGGAGTACACGGTCAATATCAAACATTAACAGAAACATCTTCTACTATTCCTGTTAACTTTATGGGGGCTTCTAGCTCTACAGCAGGTTCAGGTGGTATTGATACTTTCGATCCTGTATTAATTTCGTTAGTTCGTCGTGCTATGCCTAATTTAATAGCATATGATGTTTGTGGCGTACAACCAATGACTGGTCCTACTGGTCTTATTTTCGCAATGAGATCAAGATATGCAAATCAAACAGGCGACGAAACATTCTATAACGAAGTAAATACTCAACATTCATCTGTTACTACTGGTGCTAATACCTTCGGTCAAAAATTCGTTGGTACAATACCTGGAGCAACTAATACTTCTCCGTTAACCGCTGTTAATACATATAATACTGGTTTGGGTATGGGTGTTGCACAAGCAGAAGCGTTAGGTACTGATTCTAACACAGCCTTCCCAGAAATGGCGTTCACCATTGAAAAGGTTACTGTTACTGCTAATACTCGCGCGTTAAAAGCAGAATATACCATGGAACTTGCACAAGACTTAAAGGCAATTCATGGATTAGACGCAGAAACAGAATTATCTAATATTCTTTCTGCAGAAATTCTAGCCGAAATTAATCGTGAAGTTGTTCGTACAATTAATATTACAGCTGTTCCTGGTGCACAAGAAAACGTAACTGTAGCTGGTGTATTCGACTTAGATACCGACTCTAACGGTCGTTGGATGGTTGAAAAGTTTAAAGGCTTAATGTTCCAATTAGAACGTGAAGCTAACCAAATCGCTAAACAAACCCGTAGAGGGAAAGGTAATATCGTTATCTGTTCTTCTGACGTAGCTTCGGCTCTACAAATGGCTGGTGTTCTAGATTATACACCTGCTCTAAATAGCAACAATCTACAAGTAGACGATACAGGTAATACCTTTGCTGGTGTGCTTAATGGACGTATAAGAGTTTATATCGATCCTTATGCTATCGGTGGCAATTATCTAACTATGGGATATAAAGGATCTAATGCGTTTGACGCAGGTCTGTTCTATTGTCCTTACGTTCCTCTACAAATGGTGCGTGCTGTTGATCAAGGTTCATTCCAACCTAAGATTGGATTTAAAACCCGTTATGGTATGGTAGCAAATCCATTCGCTGAAGGTTTAACAAAGGGTTCTGGTCGTTCTAATGTGATCAGCACTAATAAGTATTACAGAAGAATTATTGTAAATAATTTGATGTAACGCATACGCTTTAACCTAAACAGATCCAGGGACCATCCGGTTCCCTGGATTTTTTATTTATGGGATTAAGTATGCAAGAAAAGTACGGAATATTATTTTATATATTCTTTAACATTATCAGGAAGAGCATCAATAAATTTTGAGGTTAATTCAGCTTCATAAGCTTCTACATATCCCGCAGGTATAGTATCTCCTGTTGCTTCAACAACATTAGCGTTTTCTAAAGCCGTTAAAATTCCTTCGTTTTCTGACCAATTTTTAATCCAAACATGTTTCTTTGAGGCATATTGTGCAGGATACATACATACTGTGGCTACTAATATAGGTTCTCCAGTTTTAGGATCTATTAATTTTAATGCAAGCATACCATCCATATATCTACCAACACGTACTTCTCCTATTGATCCAAATTTTGTAGGTCCAACAAGAAATTGAGGATTTGTTTTCTCAAGCATAGTATAGCCTCCTTTTAGGCTAAATTATACTATACCATAATATATAAGACTAGTTGTTTTTATAAATACTAGATAAACATTTATACAGGAGCAATTTAATGAGGTCTTTTAAATTTTTTATAGAAGAAGAATTTGATCCTTATAACGATGATAATACTTTAAATAAACATTTTAGGAAATTCTTAAAATGAAATCTTTTAAACAATATATTAATATCGAATCTTTAACAGAAGCCAATCACGATCAATTAACATTTTATGATGATAATGCTAAAGTTTCTGACGATTTAAAACCTAAATTAACACCAGAAAATGTACACAAATATGTTAGAAGACATCTAACTAATATGTATGTATTACAACATATACAAAAACATTTAGGTGATGATAAACCAAATACAAAAATACATTATACACATCAAATGTCTATAGCAAGAAGAAAAAGAGATTATTGGATAAATCATAAAGATAATTTATATGATAAATCTAAAGCTCTAGAAGATACAACATTAGCTAGACATGCTGCTTATTCTATGTTAAAAGGATTAGGATATACTGATTTACAAGAACCACCAAAAATAAAACAAGATCCTAAAGTAGCAGCTTTGCATAGAACAACTGATGGTAGAATACAATTTGGAGTCACTAAAAAATGATGTCGTTTAAATCCTTTTTAAAAGAACAACAAGATCATTACTATATGATTCATGGTGGAAGTGATTTTGATCAAATAGACCCTAAAAAATATGGTACGGGGGAACCAGGAAATATTAGGCCATTAGGAAAGGGGTTATATGGATATATACTTGACCCTAATAATAAAGAAGAAGCACATGGTGCTATAAATTGGGCAAAAAGATATTCTGAAAAATACGCAAAAGGCTTAAAAACATTACATATTTTTAAAATACCCAAAACAACGATAGCTAGTTATGGATCTAAAAAGTATGTTGATTTACCTTCTCCTAGAGAATCAGGTAAAGAACCACAAATAAGAACTAGCAGATTGCCTATAGATCAAACTGAAGTAGCCGTATTAGATCATAATATTTTAACTAGAGTAGCAAAACATCCTATAAATACTCCTAATGAAGATATATTAAAGGGATTAAAATGAGTTACATCTATATAATTGGATCTATATCTTCACCATATAAAATAGGATTTTCCAAAGAACCTCAAAAACGATTAAAATCGTTACAAACAGGATATCCACACAAATTAAGCCTTCTATATACTAAAGAAGTATTAGAATCAGATGTAAAGAACATAGAAAAGAAAATACATAAAGTATTAAATCATAAAAGAACTAAGGGTGAATGGTTTAATATATTGCTAGAAGATGCAATTTTAGAAATCCATTACGCGGTAATAAGATATGAAAAAGTTTAAACAATATTTAAAAGAAGCCCCTTTTTATAATGATGTAGATAAAGAAAAAGATTTAACACCATATAAAGAAGAACCAAAAAAACCTACTAGAGAATATATTTCAAATATTGGTAATCATAAAGTATCTAGATATTATCATAGAAACAGTCCTGGTGTACATTTTGCTTTACATGAGCCTAACGATCATATTTCTTTAGGAGTATATGGTAATATTACTAGAGACAACAAATTTTATGTTGATAATATGAATGGATTTGGAAATAAGTTGCCAGCACATGAATTTATACATCATTTAGTAACAAATCATGGAATACATTGGCATTCAGATTATGCGTTATCTAAAGGCGCATTTAAAGTATATGACAGATTAAAAAGTATGCCTGATATTCATATGCAAGTATACGATATGGCTAAAAGAGAATATCAAGATATCCCTCCTAATACGAATTTAGATACATATATGAATAAAAGTAGTAGATTTTCTGTAAAGAAAAAAGAAGAAATAACAGAATCTTTAGCATTATGGAAACATTTAAAACCGGAAAAATATGGTAACATAACAGAAGCAACAAAAAAAACAAAACAAAAATCTAAATTATTAATTGGAACTAAACAAATTTTATCAAGAAAAGTTGTTTATAGTGATAAATACAGAACAATTAAATATAAAAAAACAACGAAAGAAAAAGAAGGAGAATATACTGTTCACCTTCCTAATGAAGAATCTATTAGATCATGGGTAATTGGAGAACATGGACCAAGAAAAACTTTTATGATAAAATCTTCAGGCTCTACTGTTGGTTCTAATATGTCTAATGCTGATTTCTACCATCATTTAACAACTAAACAAAAATTACATTTACATTCAGGGTCATTATCTCCACAAGAAATTAAAACTTGGGACGAATTAAGAAGAAAACCAAATATTATTGTAGATGGTTATGATGGTAGAACAAATAAATATTTTTCTATATCCAATAAAGATCCTATAGAAAAACATTTAGGTCATAAAGAAATAAGATTAGCTGCTAGATATGTTTCGTAAAATATTAGAACAAATTAAATATAATAATAATAGTATACATGATACTGATTCTAAATTAATTTGGATGGGTCTTAAACAACATTTAAGAGATCCTGATAATTTTAAGAGGCTTTTAAAAACAGGAAAAATTAACAATTTTGATTACAATCACTTTGGTGTTCGTATACAAGATCTTCCTATAAACAAAAGTTTAAAAAGAAAATATAGTAAATCTAGCATATTTTTAGGAAAAACTGATAGTGTTAATGAAGCAGAATATAGACAAACACCAAATTCTAAAAGAGATATAGTAAAAAACAGACAACATTTTATATTATTAAATAGAATACATGAACCTGATCCTAACGATCATATTGAAGTAACACATAGAAAATTTTTAGATTCATTAAACAATCATTATGGTGCGTTTAGACATGAGTTTCAACATTTAGTAGATTATCATGGCAAAGCCATTGAACAAGATCCAGAATACGACGATCAATCAGATCCAACAGGATATTATAATTCTAAGAGAGAATTATCTGCTTTTACTGCACAAAAAAGACATGAAATAGAAAGAATATTTTTAAGAAACAATAAATCTATTTCTCAAACAGGAAGTTATACTGAATTGCCAATAAGACATAGATTATATCATTATAGAAATAATAATTTTAGAGATAAATTAGCAATAATTTCTGATCATGGTTTAGATTCAGAAGAACGAACTATACCGGATTGGTATGATAAATTAACACCAGAAAATAAAAAGAAAGTAGAAGAAACTATACATCCTTTAATTAATAAATATACAATAGTAAATAAACCGAAAGTAGTCTATTAATGACAGTATTATCAAACATACCAGAAAACAGAAACTTTTTATCACAACTTAATTTCGAATTTAAGATTAAAAAGGCTCCTTCTGTTAATTTTTTCATACAAAAGATAAATCTTCCTTCAATATTTGTTAAATCTGTAGATGTAGGTAATCCTTTTGTCGTAGCACCTTATACTGGTGAACATGTTACTTTTGGAGAATTAAACATAGTATATAAAGTTGATGAAGATCTTATAAATTATCTAGAAATTTGGAACTGTATAATAGCATATGGTAAACCTGAATCTTTTGAACAATATAAAGAAATACAAAATCATCCACAATATACTGGTGATGGTATATATTCTGATGTTTCATTATTAATACAAAATAATAACAAAATGATCAATTATGAAATAACATTTATTGATGCTTTTCCAATACGTCTAGGCGATTTAACATTAAATACTGTTGATTTAGATGTAAAATATTTAACTGTAGAAGCAGCTTTCAAATACACACACTATAAAATCACGAGTTTATAAGACTTTACTTATTATCAAATATGTATTATAATAATCTTTTATTCGTGAGGTTATTATGAACATAGAACAAATTGTAGAACTATGGGCTATAGATTCTAATATAGATAAAACAGAATTAGGCGAAGAATCTCTTAAAATTCCTAAACTTCATCAAAAATATTACCAAATATTAATACAAGAAAGATTGCTTCTAAAAAAATATGAAGCATTTATGAAAGAATTAAAACTCCAAAAATATGAGTTTTATAAAGATGGACATAACGAAGAAACACGTAATAAAGGTTGGGTTTTACCAGCTAAAGGAATGATTTTAAAATCTGATATTCCTCTTTATTTAGATGCAGATAAGGATATAATTAATCTTTCTCTAAAAATAGGGCTTCAACAAGAAAAATTAGAATTTCTAGAATCAATTATCAGAACTATAATGAATAGAGGTTATATCATTAAAAACGGTATAGATTGGGCTAGATTTACAATGGGAGGATAATGTTAAATATAGAAAAAATAAACGAAGTACATATTAAAGTATATGCTGAACCTCATATTTTGTATGAATTAAAAGATCGTTTTACATTTAAAGTTCCTGGATATCAATTTACTCCTGCTTATAAAAATAAAAAATGGAATGGAGATATCTACCTTTTTAATCCTTTAACAAACTTAGTATATGCGGGCTTGCTGCCGTATATAGAAGAATTTGCACAAGAAAAAAAGTATGATATTTCGTATATTACAGATATTTCTGCTAATGAATTTTCTGTAAAAGAAGCTAAACAATTTATAAATTCACTAAATCTTCCGTTTGAACCTAGAGATTATCAGTTAAAAGCTTTTATACACTCTATAAGAGATAAAAGAAAGCTTCTTTTATCTCCAACGGCTTCTGGTAAATCTTTGATTATATACCTTATTTACAGATATCTAAATAAAAGAACTTTGTTAGTTGTTCCGAATTTAAACCTTATACATCAAATGTACTCTGATTTCATATCTTATGGATACGAAGATACTAATAATATGTATAAAATATACGCTGGACAAGAAAAAGAACCATTAAAAGTACATATAATTTCAGATTTAGGCAAAGAATATATATTTGACGGCAATGTAAATATAAAAATACTAAACAGTGATATTTTATATAAGAAAGCAAAGGATATTACTATTAATGACGAAATTGACGATAGATGGTTACACAAATATTATAACCAATAAGTATTTTAAATGATATAGAAATATTATAATCAATAGAATAAAAAATCCTATATCTTTAGAACAATATTCTGAAAAACATCATATAATATCTAGATCTTTAAACGGTTCAAATACGGAATAACATGGATTGATTTGCCTAATTTGCCAGTTAAAAAAATTGTAATCTAAACAATTGGTCTATATCTATTTTTAACTATATTCTTTCTGGTAGAATACCAAAAAAGGAAAAATGGCGAATTTGATTTTAAAGAAAGAAACAAATGAAAATAATTAAAATCGAACACAAAATACCAAAGTTAATTTGTACAACATGGCAATCTATATATCAACAACCAGAAAATTTCTTTAAAGATATTGAGGTTGTTATTGGAGACGAAGCGCATAAGTTTAAAGCAAAATCTCTAATTTCTATAATGGAAAAATTAAAAACTACTGAATATAGATATGGTACTACTGGTACTTTAGATGGTTCTCAAACTAATAAATTAGTTCTAGAAGGACTATTCGGTAAAGTAGAAAAAATTATAACAACTCATGAAATGATTGAACAGAAATATGCTGCTGATTTTAAAATTAAAAATATAGTTTTATCGTATCCTGATGATGTAAGAAAAATGGTTTCTAAATTAAAGTACGAAGACGAAAGAAATTTTCTTTTTGACTGTGACAAGAGAAATCAATTTATAGCTAATTTAGCATTATCATTAGAAGGAAATACCATAGTTCTTTTCAGATATATTGAGAAACATGGAGATAAATTATATAATCTTATAAAGAGTGCTAATCCAGATTGTCCAGTATATTATATACATGGTAAAGTAGATGGTAATACTAGAGAAGAAATAAGATTAAAAATTAATTCACATAAAAAATCTATTACAATAGCATCAGAAGGAACTATGTCAACTGGAACGAATATTCCTGAATTACATAATGCTATATTTGCTTCCCCTTCAAAAGCTAGAGTTAATACTTTACAATCTATTGGTAGATTATTAAGATTATCTACGAAGAATATGGTATCAACATTATACGATATTTCTGATGATTTAACTTGGAGAGAAAAGAAGAATACTACTTTGACACATTTTATGGAAAGAATAAAAATATATAATGAAGAGAAATTTGTATACAAAAACTATAAAGTACAACTAAGAATATAATATCATCCAGGAGGACATAAACAACAATGTTATTATACTGATGTTTTTAAAGGAAGTAAAGGTAAATTTATGAAAAAACCAAGGAATTATATAAACAATAGAACGCTTTATGAAAATATGATTTTACACAAACAAAAAACGCAAGAATGTATAGAATTAAACAAACCAAAACCATTAGTATCTAATTATATTGGTGAATCTATATATTTTATATGTAAAAACTTATCTACTAAATCAAACTTTGGTGGTTATACATATAGAGATGAGATGATAAGCGATGGATTAGTAGATTGTTTAGCAGCAATAGATAATTTTGATCCTAATAAAACAAATAACCCATTCGCATATTTTACACAAATAGCTTGGAATGCTTTTGTAAGGCGTATCCATAAAGAAAAGAAACAATCTTATATTAAGCATAAAAATTTTCAAATAACTATGTTAAATGATATGTCTGAGTTTAGTCATAATAAAGAACTTAAAAATGAGTATTCAGATGATATCATAAGAATATTTGAAAGCAACTTGATTAAAAATAAAAAAGAGAATATAATAAAGGAAACTGAAAATGAATAAAAAACATTTTGTCGCGCCCATTGTAATACAATGGATAGAAAAGCTTAATGATAAGTCTTCTTCAATCTTTATAAAAGAAAATTATGCAGGATATCTAGAAGAAACGAAAACTGCAATAGAAAAAGCTTTATTGGTGTACAATTTGGAGAAAAAAAGATAAATGAAAGAAGAATTATATGTACAATGTAGATTAAATCAACAATTAGAAGATGGTAGTATATTAATAGAAGTTGCTTATATTCCTGTTTATGGCGCAAAAAAAGGCAATAAAGTTGAATTAAAAGGAGAAAGTGGATTATGGAATGTTATAGCTGTTTCTGATCAACCAATTCCTTTATCTCAAATAAGGAGTAAACAATCTTCTGATAGAAAACAAAGGCAGGCTAGTGATATATGAAAATAGCATTAATTACTGATACGCATTGGGGGGTTAGAAACGATAGTACGTTATTTTTAGATCTAAATAAAAAATTCTTGGATACAGTTTTTTTCCCAGAATTAGAGAAACAAAACATAAACACGATTATTCATTTAGGAGATTTAGTAGATCGTAGAAAATATGTAAATATTCTAACAGCAACTCGTGTTCGTCAGGATTTTCTTGATCCTCTAAAAGAAAGGGGTATGAATGTATATATTATAGCTGGTAATCATGATTGTTTTTATAAAAATACTAATAAGATTAATGCTTTACAAGAATTAGTATTAGAACCATTTCATATTATAGATAACGATCCATTAGAAGTAACTTTTGATGGATTAAATATGTTATTGGTGCCTTGGATATGTGATAATAATAGAGGAAATATTCTTGAATGTATAGATAATACTACAGCTCAAATATGTATGGGGCATTTTGAAATTGAAAAATTTCCTATGTATAAAGGAATGCCTTCTGAATACGGTGATTCGCCTTCTATGGTTCAAAAATTTGATATGGTTATGTCTGGACATTATCATACTAGAAGTCATGCTAAAAATATTTGGTATTTAGGTGCACACGCAGAATTTACTTGGTCAGATTATAATGATCCAAGAGGATTTCATATATTTGATACACAAACAAGAGAATTGACTTTTATAGAAAATCCATATAGAGTATTTCATAAAATATTTTACAAGGATAGTATAACACCAGTAATTCCTGATAATGTAAATACTTCTATAATTAAAGTAGTGATTCAATCTAAAGAGGATCCATATAAATTCGACAATTTTATAGCAGAATTAGAAGCGGCTAATCCTGTAGAATTACAAATAGTAGAAGATCATCTAAATCTACATTTGGAAGATGAATCAAATATTATTGATGAAGCAGAATCTACATTAGATATTTTTAGAAAATATATAGGAAAATTAGAGATACAATCTTCTATTAAGGAATCTTTAGAGAATTTGATTGTAGATTTATATACTGAGGCAGTGAGTTTAGAAGAAACATGGCAATAATATTTAAGAAACTGCGTTATAAGAATTTTTTATCTACAGGAAATCAATTTACCGAAATAGATCTTATAAGAAACAGAACTACTCTAATCGTTGGTGAAAATGGTTCTGGTAAGTCTACGATCCTGGACGCTCTTACTTTTGGTCTATTCGGTAAACCTTACAGACCTATTAATATACCACAGCTTGTTAATTCTATAACAAAAAAGAATACTATAGTAGAAATAGAATTTTCTGTTGGTTCTATAGAATATAAGATTGTTCGTGGATTGCTTCCTAAAATTTTTGAAATATATAAAAACGATGAACTTATTAATAAAGCTGCTAACAATAAAGATTATCAAGCTACTCTAGAAACTCAAATTCTAAAGGTCAATTTTAAATCGTTCTGTCAAGTGGTTGTTCTAGGATCAGCTACTTTTAAACCGTTCATGCAATTGATAGCTTATGAAAGAAGAGAAGTTATAGAAGATTTATTAGATCTCAAAATATTTACTTCTATGAATTCGTTGTTGAAAAACAGAATAATGATGAATGGGCATAGAAACAATACAGCCATAAATTCTAAGAAAAGTATTGAAGATAAGATATATATTGTTAAAGATCACTTAACAAAATTGATGAACTCTACTCAAGAATTTATTAACGAGAAAAAAGAAAGAATTGAAAAGTGTGGAACAGATATTAAAGATTTATTAGAAAAAATAAAAACAAAAGAAGAATTTCAACACAACATACAAGTTATGTTGTCTAATAATGATAGTATTAGAAACAAACATAAAATACTTAATGATTTAAAGTATGGCATCGAATTTAATAGAGATAATGCTACTAAAGAGATAAATTTTTATAATAAAAATAACAAGTGTTCTACATGTTTACAGGACATTCATGAAGATTTTAAGGCTAAGAAATTAGCAGAGAACAATGAAAAATTAGTTGCATTGTTAAACGGTCTAAATAAATTAGAAGAATCATTAAAATCTTGTGAAGAAATATTAAAAGACGATGAGATAAACAGAATAGTTCTATCTCAAACAAAGGTAGAGTTAGCTGAATTAAAAACTAAAGAAAAATCTTTACAATCTTATAAAAACGAGTTAGAAAGAGAAGTACGTTCTGTAGAAGTTAAAAACAATCAAGAAGATAAAGATAAGCTGATAGCTTTAGAAACAGAATTAGTTGTAATAGAAAAAGAAATATCAGACTCTAATACTGAAAAAGAATTATTATCTATAGCTTCTTCTTTATTGAAAGATTCTGGTATTAAAGCGAAGATTATTAAGCAATATGTTCCGATCATTAATAAATTGATTAATAAATATCTTTCGGCCTTAGATTTTTTTGTTCAATTTGAACTAAACGAAGAGTTTAAAGAAACTATTAAGTCACGATATAGAGACGATTTCAGTTATGCGTCGTTTTCAGAAGGTGAAAAGTCAAAAATTAATCTAGCAATATTGTTTACTTGGAGAGCAGTATCTAAATTAAGAAATTCAATGAACACTAATTTATTAATATTTGATGAAACATTAGATTCTTCTTTAGACGGTAATTCTACTGAATTATTTATGAATACTATTAAAACTATTATGAGTCATAGTAACATTTTTATTATTTCTCATAAAGAACAGATGGTAGAAAAATTCGAACACGTTATAAGATTTAAGAAAGTTCAGAATTTTTCACGAATTTCTTAGTCTTAGTTTTATATGGACCTCGTTTAACACCTATTCTTTTAGATAGAATAATAGATCTTGTTTCAGACGTCCATTTTCTACCGTACATAGGATTATTAGAACCGGTTTGTTTGCCTTTTCTTATTTTAGACATATATTGTTTAGTTTTAGTAGAATGATGTTTGCCTAACATACCTTTAGGGTGATTTTCTTTTCTGCTTTTACCATACATAGGATTATTAGAACCAGAAACATTCATACCAAAAAATCCATTTTTACGAGCGCTAGACATATTGATATACATAGGAGATTTAACAACATTTAAAGAAATATGAAAATATAATTCTTTTTCTCTAGCTTCTGTATCAATTTTATGATATGTTAAAATTTTGGTAATAAATAAATTTGGATTTTCTTTATGTTCTTTATTCCAAATTTTACTATACATTTTAGAAGAAACAGAACCGTGATAACCTTTTTCTATCTTGCTTAATTTACAAGAACCTATATAAAACGGAGGAAGTTTATTTCCTCTATAAATTGTTAAATAAGTGCAAAACACAATAAACTCCAATTTTTATTATATTTATAAAAGGAAACGCCCATGGAAGTATCTGAAATTCAACAATTTTTAAAAATATCGGCAACAGACGATTTATTAGAAGCAATAAAATCTTATCTAAAAAGAGCTTATCCTAAGCTTAAAACCGCTTCATGGAATAAAGATAGATTACTTGTAGCTGCCGAACAAGCAATCTATTCGACAAATAAAATAAATGCAGGAACAGTAGATGGTTTAGTTGGCCCTCAAACTAGACATGCTAGAGAAGTATGGGAAGCTAAACAATCTGGAGATCCTGAGAAAGTTAAAGAAGTAGAAACTTGGAAAGATAAAGATTTTCAGGAAGCTAAAAAGAACGCTTGGCCTACACAATCTGGAGTATCTAAATATTACGGCAAAGTTGGTGAAAATCAAACAATGTTAGTATTACCATTTCCAATGGTATTAGCTTGGGATACGGATAAAGTAATTAGAAGAATATCAGTACACGAAAAGGTACACGATTCAGCAAAGCGTTGTTTTGCTCGTATAGCTGATGCATATCCTGATGCTGATGTTCGTAGAAAATTGGGATTAGATTTATTTGGTGGTAGTTTAAATGTACGTAAGATGCGCGGTGGTTCTGCTTGGTCAATGCATTCATGGGGTATTGCTATTGATTTTGATCCTGATAGAAACCAATTAAAGTGGGGAAGAGATAGAGCTAGATTAGCTAAATCAGATTGTGCTAGATTTTGGGATATATGGGAAGAAGAAGGTTGGTTAAGTTTAGGTAGATCTAGAAATTATGATTGGATGCAGATTCAGGCAGCTCGAATCTGACACTATTTGTTACAAAAATATATAGATAATGGTTATACTAGAGGATTGAATAATAAATGAGATATTTACGTGATAAAATTAAATCATTAGAGAGTTCTCAACTAGGAGCAATATTGGTTATTTTAGGTAAGATGACTCTTGAAGAAATAAAAGAATTAGAAACAGATTGTAATCAATTAGTAGGATTAGATCCAAGTTTTGAATTACATAAAATTTTAATAAACGAATTATATCATACATTAACAAGCGAAGAATTAGAATTGCCTAGCGAGTTAATTAAACTTGAACCAGTAGATTATATGTCTGCTATACATGAAGCGTGTGGAAGATAAAATATGGAGAAAAGATGAAATTAGAAATATATAATAAAAAAAACATATCAGAATCTTTTTATGTAAGACAAGGAACTTCTGATCAACTTGTGATTGATGAATGTTATGGTACAACATATTTCAAAAAGTTTTTCAGTTATAAACCAACAGATATTGTTTTAGATGTAGGTGCTAATATAGGTGGATATTCAACAAGAGTATCTAAATTAGTAAAAGAAGTTCATTCTTATGAACCAGATAAAGACAATTTTGAATTAGCTAGTAAAAATTTACAACATAATAATTGTAATAATGTTACAATATATAATTATGCTCTAATATCAAATAATGTTCCTAATGTTTCTTTTTATGTAAACAATTTAAAAAACAAAGGTATGCATTCTCTTATCGAAAAAAGAGGAAGAACTGCTGTTACCGTTAATGCTAAAAGATTTTCCGAAGAAGTTAATCGAATCAAGCCTAATAAAATCAAATTAGATATTGAAGGCGCGGAATATGATATATTCCTTAATAACGATATAGACTGGTCTTCGGCAGATACTATTATGATGGAATGGCATCAATCCCACCTTAACGATAAAGATCAAAGTAAATTCAAATACATAACAAGTTATCTTAAAGCAAATTTTAGTACTGTTATTGCCCCTCCGCCAACTTTAAAGGCTTGGACAAGCTTAATATATGCGATGAAATAATATGAACTTAGTCGATAAAAATGATCCTATATTAAGAACGCCAACAGAAAAATTTAATTTTCTTTCGCCGCCTTTTGACCCTATACTCTTTTCCAAGGATATAGTAAAATATATGTATGATAAAGGCGGTTTGGGGTTGGCGGCGAATCAAGTTGGTGTTCCGTACTCTATATTTGCTATGAGAGGAGCACCAGAAAATTTTGTTTGTTTTAATCCTGTAGTGGTTTGGTCATCTAATTCTCTAATAGAATTAGAAGAAGGATGTTTATCTTTTTCTGGTCTTTTATTAAAAATAAAAAGACCACAACATATTCGTGTGAGATTTAATACACCTAATGGTGACATTTTAACCAAAAAATTTACAGGACTATCTGCTCGCATATTTCAACACGAGTATGATCACCTTCAAGGTAAAGTTTTTACAGATCTTGTTTCAAAATTAAAATTAGATATGGCGTTGAAAAAGTTAAAGAAAAAATGAATAATAATGAATCAGATATAGCATTTGCTAGAATAGGCGAATTTATAAACAAACATGGTTATGATAATAAATCATATATTTTAGCTTCAGAAATAAGAGAATTTTTAAAAACATCTATAGCAGATGAGAATACTGAAATATATGGGTTTGTAGATTTATATTCCGGTCAAGTAGGATTAAAAGTAACCGTTGGCAGTGAATTGTTTATGATACCAATTATTTTATCTGGTATGAATTTTTCTGTAATGGAGGATTAAAATGAACATATTTTATATTGATGAAAATCCTGTACAAGCAGCACAATGGATGGTAGATAAACATGTAGTAAAAATGATATTGGAATCTGCTCAACTTCTTTCTACTGCACACAGAATACTAGATGGTACTAAAACAAAAGTAAATAATAAAACAGTATATACATTATATGATGAACGTGAACCTATAATGTATAAAGCAACACATATCAATCATCCATCAGCTATATGGACTAGAACAGCTGTAGAAAATTATAATTGGTTAGTTGACCATTTTTTCGCCTTATGTAACGAATATACTCATAGATATAATAAGAAACATAAATGTTTTTCTATGGGTTATATCTTACAAAGCCCACCTAAGAATTTATGCGATTTTGATATGACAGAAATGCCAAAATGCATGCCTGACGAGTATAAAGATCCAAATTCTGTGATAAATAGTTATAGAAACTATTACAGATTAGGTAAAAAAGATTTACATCGTTGGACTAATAGAAATCCCCCGGAGTGGCTATGAAAACAAATTTTGAGTTAGTGAAAGAATTCCATCAAGCATTTAATAAAGTAAAAGATCCAGAAGTACCAACAGAACAATCTAAAGATATAAGAAATCTAAGAGTAAAATTGATTGTTGAAGAATATAAAGAAGTTATGGAGGAAATGGGTTATTTTCAGGCTAGTGGTCCTGTAATATGTGATTATTCTTATTCTATAAATTTACCAAAATTAGCCAAAGAACTTGCAGATTTACTTTATGTAGTATATGGTACTGCGGCTGCTTATGGTATTCCTATTGATGATGTATATAGAGAAGTTCATTATTCAAATATGAGCAAACTAGGTGAAGATGGTAACCCAATATATCGTGAAGATGGTAAGGTTCTAAAAAGACCAAATTATAAACCAGCAGATATTGAGAGAGTATTAAATGGTAAGAATATTAGTTAAGAAAAAAGTTGATTCTGAAGAAACATTAGGTAAGTATATTACTTGTGCTGAATATGCTGACGAAATCATTAATGATGATACTGATCTTTATGCAGAAACAATAGATGGAACTACTACTGAAGCAAATATAATCTTTAAATATCGTAAGAATATATTTACTAAAGAAAAGTGTGATTCTGCTTATGCAGGATTACGCGGAGCGGCTATAGAATCTCAAAATAGAGGTGTAGCCGCTGGCCCTCGTAATGAAAAACTCCAAAATAGAGATTGGGTAACAGAATATCATCACGATATTCTGGATTTTTTATTGCGTCCAGACAATATACTTGTTGACGATCAATCTATACAATATATTCGTAATCATCATCTTTCTTGTATTAAGAAAGATGAAGTTCGTGGGTTTGTTTGGTTAAGAAATAAAATCTTAGAACGCTATGAAGATTATAATGGTTGGTTTGATAAATGGGTAAATGGATTACATAATTTATCTAGAGAAGAACAACGTAAAGAAGCTCAATACGTTTCTGATAATTATATTTCAGATACCAATTATGCTAATCCTGTAATTTCTGGTATTGCTGGATATTTTGATAGATATCCACGTATTCCATACGGAAGAGCAACAGCTTATACTGAGAAAAATTTTGAGAAATTTTCTTTATGTTTTCCATATTTGAAAAAATTGAACGAACAATTTAAGAAACATTTGCCTAATCGTTGGAGAAAGCAACATAAATCTTCTAGTTATCTAGATAACAGATTTCTTATATCTTCAACCGTATTTACTACATTAACTGTAAACCATAACTGGAGAACAGCGTGTCATAGAGACGCAGGTGATTTACATGAAGGATTCTCAAATATATGTGGTCTTACTGGACCAGAAGGTAAAGGATGGAAAGGCGGGGAATTTATTCTTCCAGAGTATCGTATAGCTATTAATATTCAACCTGGTGATATGTTGTTAGTTAACAATCATGACGGTATACATGGCAATGATGCTCTTATTGGTGATAATAATGATCGAATGACCGTAGTTGCTTATTTTCGTGAAAAGATGATGGAATTAAAATCATGGGAATATGAGTCATTACGTCATCAATATGTAGAAGAACGTAGATTAAATGAAAATCATACATTATGGAGAAAAGGATGGAATGGAGTATCTCCGGATATGTGGAATCAAGATGAATGGTATAATTATATGAAACATTATAATATAGAAAATCCATATCCAATCATAAAACAGTCTAATTTATCTGATTTTTTAGCTTAAGAAAGGTTTTATAATGGTAGATTATGTCATTTCTGTCCCTAGTTATAAAAGGTCAGAAACAATTAAGAAAAAAACACTAAAACTTTTAGACGAATATGGTATAAACAAAGATAAAATTACAGTATTTGTATCTAACTCTGAAGAATATGATTCATATAATAAATCATTAGAAGGAAAGTATAATATTGTAAATTCAAATGTTCCAACAATTGGAGCAACCAGAAATTTTATCGAAAAATATTATCCTGAAAATACATATTTGATGACTTTTGATGATGATTTAAACGAAATACAAGTTAAAGTTGGAGAACAAAAACTTGGAAAAGTTGATGATTTAGAGAAATTAATTCAATTAGGTTTTTCTGAATGTGATAGAGTTGGTGCAAAAACATTTGGTTTATATGGTGCGGCTAATGCCTATTTTATGAAAGATAGAACATATACTAAACTTTGCTATATTTTAGCTTGGTTTAGCGGTATAATTATTCAACATGATCCGTTTTTAGAACGGATTACAAATCATGGCGAAGATTATGAATATTCTATTAGACAATATATTAAGAATGGTGTATTATGTAGATTAGATAATTATACAGTAGATACAAATTTTCGTAAAGAACCTGGTGGGTTACAAACAGTTCGAAATAAAGAATATAATGATAAATCTATCAAACAAATAGCTGATATGTTTCCAGAATATTGTACTATGTATATTCGTCCTGCTACTGGTCATGCAGAACTTAGATTAAAAGATAAATCTTCTAAAATTGGTTCAACATTAGACAGCTTTTTTGGATAAAATATGAATACTAAATATTGTGAAGAAGAAATAATAAACGATTTTAAAAATTATGTTCTGGCGACATACAATGAACATTACAAAACAGAAGAAACTAAAGTCGAATGTTTTGATGCTTGGATTGCTTTAGATGATGCAACACCTACCTTTAGAAATACAGCATTAAAATACCTTTGGCGATATGGAAAGAAGAACGGCTCTAATAAAGCTGATCTTATGAAAGCTATGCATTATATATTAATGTGTTTATATAACGATCATTATAAAGGGAAAAATGTGAATGAAAATAAAAATAGACGTGGAAGAACTAAGAAAAGGTAAGCCTTATACATATTTAATTGGTAAATTTATTAAAAAGGAGTTAGTATCATAGAGATAAAAATTGATATTGAAAAATTAAGAGAACGAAAACTTATGGTATGTACACCAATGTATGGTGGTCAATGTGCTGGTATTTATACTAAATCTATTTCAGATTTATCTGCATTTTGTGCTAAACATGGAATTCCGTTACAGTTATATTTCTTATTCAATGAATCATTAATTACTAGAGCTAGAAATTATTGTTGTGATGAATTTATGAGATCAGATGCTACGCATTTAATGTTCATTGATTCAGATATTGGGTTTGAATCACAAGATATTATAGCCTTAATGGCTCTTCAAATACAAAACCCTGTTTACGATATTATTGGTGGACCGTATCCCAAGAAATGTATTTCTTGGGAAAAAATTAAGCATGCAGTAGATCGTGGAGTAGCGGATGAAGACCCTAATGTTTTAGAAAAATTTGTTGGAGATTATGTTTTTAATCCTATAGCTGGACAATCTCAAATACCAATAGGAGAACCTGTAGAGGTATTAGAAATTGGTACAGGTTTTATGATGATTAAAAAAGAAGCTTTACTCAAATTCCAAGAAAAGTATAATAATTACCTCTATAAACCTGATCATGTAAGAACTAAACATTTTGATGGTTCTAGAGAAATTATGATGTTTTTTCAAGCAGAAGTAGATCCTGTAACTAAAAGATATTTATCTGAAGATTATTGGTTTTGTCAAAAAGCTCAACAAATAGGACTTAAAACTTGGTTTTGTCCTTGGATGAGACTTTCTCACGTCGGAACATATATTTTTGGTGGTTCTTTAGCAGATTTAGCTGCTGTAGGAGTTGCAGCAACTGCTGATCCTAATAAATTAGGCGGAAAGGGTTAATATGTTAATTAAATTAATGCATCCATTAGATACTCATGATTTATGGGTTGATGTGAACGAAATTGTTGTTATGGAAAGGAAAAAGAAAATAAAGTCATCAATTATACAACCGGATGATGAAGTACCAGAAATTACTGTTGTTGTATTAAAAATGGGTAAAACTATAACATGTTTAGAATCTTGTGAAGAAATAATGGAATTAGTAAAGAAAAATCAATCTGCTAATTTATGTAACTGTGTAAAATAATGGAGATTATATATAATGAAACTTGATGCTAATACTATTGCTGTTTTAAAGAATTTTTCTAAAATTAATAATTCTATTTTTATAAAACAAGGCAACGTTCTTAGAACAATATCACCAATTAAAACTATCGTTGGTAAAGCTGCTATAGCTGTATCATTTGAACAAGATTTTGCTATTTACAGTTTAGATAGATTCTTATCTTCGTTATCGTTGTTTAATGATCCAGAATTAACTTTTGAAGACAAGTATGTGACTATTTCTGACGAAAATAAAAACATTAAATATGTTTATGCCGAAGAAGCTTTACTTACAAAGGCTCCAGAAAAAGAGTTAATTCTTCCTTCTAAAGAAGTAGAGTTAGAAATTACTAACGAAGAAATGAAGAATGTCGAAAAAGCTTTATCGGTTCTTAATGTGCCCGAAATAGTTGTTCATGGTGATGGACAACATATTTATTTACAAGCTTTAGATACAAAAAATCCTTCGGGAGACGTATATTCTTTAAAAATTGGTAATACAGAAAAGAAATTTTCTGCCATATTTAAACCAGAGAATATTAAGCTTCTTCCAGATACATATAATGTTACTATATCAGCCAAGGGTATTTCCTTGTGGAAGTCTCCTAATGTGGAGTATTTTATTGCAGTTGAATCGACTTCCACATTCTAATTGTTGGTGTAAAAAACAATATTATATAATATTTGGTTGTGAAGATAGGACGGCTAGATTATGGATCATTTTTTATGGGTTGAAAAATATCGCCCAAAAACTGTTAGTGATACAATATTACCACAAGAATTAAAGAAAACCTTTGAGCAATTCGTTGCTCAAAGGAATGTACCTAATCTTATACTTTCAGGTACTGCTGGAGTAGGTAAAACTACTGTAGCTAGAGCAATGCTTGAAGAATTAGGTTGTGATTATATAGAAATTAACGGTTCTATGAACGGTAATATAGATACATTAAGAAATGAGATATTGACGTTCGCTTCTTCAATATCTTTATCTGGAGGTAGAAAATATGTAATTTTGGACGAGGCAGATTATCTAAATCCAAATTCTACTCAACCAGCTCTTAGAAATTTCATGGAAGAATTTTCTAAGAATTGTGGATTTATTCTTACATGTAATTTTAAAAATAGAATTATTGAACCTCTACATTCTAGATGTTCGGTTGTTGATTTTAAAATTTCAAAAAAAGATATGGCTAAATTAGCTTCTATGTTCTTTAAAAGAGTAGAATATATTCTTAATATAGAAAAAATAGAATATGATAAAGCTGTTGTTGCTAAAGTATTAGAGAAGTATTTTCCTGATTGGAGAAGGACTCTTAACGAGCTTCAAAAATATTCTTCAACTGGTAATATAGATTCTGGTATATTAGCCAATCTACAGGAAGCTTCTATTAAAGAATTAATAGTTCTTATGAAAGGTAAAAATTACTCAGATATGAGACATTGGGTATCAGCTAATTTAGATACTGATATCAATAGCTTATATCGAGAATTTTATGATATAGCATACGATTATTTTGAAAAACAATCAGTACCAATGTTGGTATTATTGATAGCGAAATATCAATATCAGAATGCGTTTTCAGCGAATCCTGATATTAATTTTATGGCATTTTTGACCGAATGTATGATAGAGTGTAAATTATAATGAATGAAATATTTAAATTAAATCCTGAATTGATAAATGATTTAAAATTAGTACATAAAGATTTCTGGTGGTCAGAATTAAACATAATTATGCTTAAAGACAGAGCATATTCTAAATTTCCTGTAAAGATGTATTGAATGACAATAGTATACGATTGGAGATACGAGAATTCTATTTCGTTCAGTAAGAAATACGAAGAAACTGAAGTATATGCTATAGAACATAAGTATGTTCCTTGGCGAACCAATAATATTCTATCTAACTATATAGATACTATTCTTATAGTTAATGAAATGAATATGAATGCGCATTTAGATCATAAATTACAATATGATTTTTTGTTTTATATGGTTAAACCTAAGAAGAGGTTCTTTAAAAAGAAGAAAACAACAGAAACCCCAAATTTTCAGTTAGTGAAAGAATATTATAAATATAATGACGAAAGAACTAAAGAAGCTCTTTCTATCCTTAATAAGGAACAAATAAAAATGATAAAAGAAAAAACTGAAAAGGGTGGTGTAAAAAATGAATCTAATCGAAAAACTAGTAGAAGTGAAGATAGCTGAAGAAGAAGATTTTCTTAAAATTAAAGAAACATTGACTAGGATAGGTATAGCTTCTAAAAAGGACAATAAATTATATCAAACATGTCATATATTACATAAACAAGGAAAATATTATATAGTTCATTTTAAAGAATTGTTTATGTTAGATGGTAAAACTTCAACGTTTTCTGAAGAAGATAAAGGCCGTAGAAATACAATAGCAAATTTATTACAAGAATGGGGATTAGTTAAAATCGTAAATGATGGTAAAACTTTATCTCCTATATCTTCTTTAAATCATATTAAAATAGTGCCTTTTAAAGAAAAAACTAATTGGGTCCTTGAGGCAAAATATAATATTGGGAGAAAAAAGGTAAATTGAAATTTAAAAAATATTTTACACAATATACGGATTACATAGATTCGCCTGTTGAAAATAAGGTGATAAACCAATATAAACATTCTAAAAAACGTAAGAATAAAGAACGTAAGAAGAAACAATCTAAAAAGATATATGGATCAGCAATATTTGCTGATCATATGAAATGTTGCTCTTGTATGATGTGTAGAAATCCTAGGCATGGATATAAATCAAAAAAGACTTTACAAGAACGCAAATTTGATATAGAAACTAAATTGGATTATAAAGATGTTTAGTTTATTTTTTAAAACAAATTCTAAAAATAAAGATAAAGAAGATTTAGAGTATGTTTTAAATACATTATTCCCTAAATCTGAAATAAAACAAGACAATAAAGGGTCAGAATTCTATGTAGATTATTCTCTAGACTCTAATCTAGAAGCAGCCTTACAAGATCTGGAAAATGGAATAAACGACGAAGTAGTAAGAAAAACTATTAAAGAGGTTTCTGATAAATTATACGAAATTCGTCAAAAAATGAATGTATTTAATATTCTAGATAAAAATATAGATAGTATTGAAATTAGTATAAAGAAGAAATAAAAGAACTTTACTTACAGGTATTGTAGGGGTATAATATCTCTACCTAAGTAAATTTGGAGGTTTGCCATGGTTTGGTGGCTTTTTCAACGACCAGTTCAACAGAATAATTCTGGTTGTAATTTTGACCCTACAAGCAATCAACCGGCGGCAAACGTTATAGTACAATATAGAAATCGGATGGGTGGATGGTCTGATGCTGCTTATCCAGTAAATAATCCTTGGGCTATTTCTCAAGCGATGAACAATGTTTCTTGTATGTATAATGCTGAACATGTAAGAGCAATTGATGAGTATGGAAATATAATAGATTATTTATAGGAGATATAATGAGTACAATTGATATGATATTAGAAGAATTGATTTCTGGTGGATCTTTATCTACAAAGCAAATTAGATCTAGGTATAATTTATCTAATCCTAGAAATCCAATATATATATTGCGCCAGGAAGGATTTCCAATTAATTTAATTAGAATAGGTAAGAATAAGCGCAAATATGTACTAAATAGTACTGATACAGCAGCTTCTACTTATAGAGTAGTAGGTCATTAAGAAATATTCCCATCTAGCAATCATGGTGAATGCGCTCGGCTGTTAACCGAGAATGAGGTAGGTTCGATCCCTACGATGGGAGCCATAAAGGTGTTTGTATGTTAATAACTGATGAAACTATAAAATTGTTTGTTTCTACTCATAAAGAAATAGACGACACAGAAATAATTAAAGAAATAATGATAAAAAAGTTTCCAAATATAGATGAGAAAACTCTAGATTTTGGTATTAGAATTATTAATGAAACATTAGAACAAGTTAATGATTATATACTTGTAGAAATAAATAAACATGGAACATAAAGAACTTGCAATAAGATTATTAGAAATTAAAGAAAATACTAATAATTATGAAGAATATATACGGGAATCAAAAAGTACATTCCCTAATGTACCAGAAGTTATCATAGATATCGTTTGGTGTGTGTTTGATATAATTACTAATGCGGTTGTCGTCTAAATGGACTAGGACACTTGACTTTCAATCAAGATAATGCGGGTTCGATTCCCGTCAGCCGCACCAAATTCTTAAATTTTAAGGGGTAAATACATGGTAGATGGTTCTCCAGAAAGCGTTAAGCAATTAGGAAAAGAAATTGGCGAAGCCTTGGGTGGCTTGCTAAGTGGGATTATGAAAGGTTTATCTGATGTTGCTCAATTAAAAGATAAAGAAGTGAAAGAAGAAGCAAAATCAGAACCACAGGTACTTAATGAAACAGAAGTAAATGAAGAACCTCAGGATATTCCTGTTCCTGAAGATAAGGAATAATATGTCAGGTTGTTAAGTTTAATATGGGCTCATAGTGATAATGGGAGCACGTCGGTTTTGCAATCCGATAGTAAGGGTTCGATTCCCTTTGGGTCCACCAATTAGATACTGAATAGTAACAGAGAAAGGTCAGTATAACAGTAGTATAGGGGTGCCGTTAGTAATTCTGTTTATATTCTAGCAGGCTGAGACCACGTCTTCTTAAACAAAACGGCGGCCTTATTACATTAAGAAAGGGCAGATAATGAAACAATTACTTTTATCTTTAATTAGTTTGTTTTTCATTAGTAATGTTTCATTGTTTCATAGAAATTCTTTGAGCTTTAGTAATGTTTCATTGGCACAAACTACAGAAAAAGAATACAAAATCCCTTGTTTAGATTTAAATTCATTCAAATCTTTTGTTTCACAAGAAAAATTTCAAGTAATAGTTGCTAACGATTTTGATAATGTTAAAGTATCAGTATCTTTTTGGGCAAACGGAAACAAAATTTTCTTTGTAGCTTTATACGATAAAAATGACTCTAGTAGAGTATGTATTCCAGTTTATATAGAAAATGCAAAAGTACAATAATGCGTGGTTGGTATATTGGTTTACACAGTTTATAGAATAACAAACAAAATTAATGGTAAATTTTATATTGGTAAAAATCATTCTGAAAAATAAAATTGTATCATAAAAGAAAAAGAGCGTGCATAGTATAAAGGCTAATTATGCTTGGCTTCCAACCAAGAGACGAGGGTTCGAATCCTTCTGCCCGCACCAAAAATTGAGGTAGTATGAAATATCCTAAATCTGGTAGATTTAATCTAAAAGGTAAAAAAACCAAAAGATTAGGTTGTAATTGTTGTGAAATTATAAATTTTAAAGAAGAAAAACTTAAAAAGATAGCTTTAAAAGAATTAAAAGAAGAAATTGAGTCAGTGCGCCGGAATGGTTACGGCACGGTCTGCAAAACCTAAGAATGTCGGTTCGAGCCCGACCTGGCTCTCCATTCTAATATAAGGATTAATATAATGAGGTTATATCGTCCTAGTAATGGAACCGAAGCAGAATTATTCTTTGAAAAATTTTGTTATGGGTGTAAACATTATGTTGAAGATGAAACTACAGGTTCTATGGATTGTAATTTAAATATTATATTAGCAGCTGAAATTAATAATTTTGAAGATCCCAATTTTCCTGATGAATGGAGATATGATGAAAATGGAACACCAACTTGTACAAATTTTCAACAAATTGACTCCACCTGAATTAGAAAGATTAGCATATCTGTCTGAAGAATTAGGTGAAGTTCAACAAGCTATTGGTAAAATTTTAAGACACGGTTATAATTCTTTTGATCCTACTAATCCGAATCATAAAGGAAATAGAACAGATTTAGAACGTGAATTAAATGATGTAGTAAAAGCAATTGCATTAATGCAATTTAATAATGATATTTCAGATATTATTGATTTAGAATACTATGATTTTACTTATTTAAGAAGTAATAAATACTTTCATCATCAATAAGCCTGCGTACGCGTCTGGTGAAGCGATCCGTCTGTCTAACGGGTGAGGAGGGTTCGATTCCCTTCGCAGGCGCCAGCCGATTTCGTATAGTGGTATTACCCTGGCTTTGTAACCCAGTGACATCAGTTCGATTCTGATATTCGGCACCACTTAAATGAAGATAAATAATGGCTTGTAAAGATTATGATTCTGATATGGTGGGAAAAACATCAAGAATTAGATAGAATAAAAGAGAAAAAAATTAAAAACAAAGAATTAGCTGAATTATAAAGATTAAAAGCAAAATATGAGGATAAATAATGGCTGAAATTAAGGTCGATACTAAGGAAATTATACAAACTCTTCGCGAAATTGTTAAGTCTGATGATTTGTTTCCTTACGCAGATTATGATGTAAATGATCCTGATGTATATATAACTATTACATTATATAAGAAAGATCCAGAAACTGGATTAAAATACGGTTCTAGAGATTACGAAGAAGAACATGATGGTAAACTAAATTTAACAGTTAGAACACCATTATTTGATGAATTAGTAAAATTCAATCCTGATGTAGAATTAATTAAAAAGCTTGAAAGCTTAGGTATTACATTAAAGTTTCCTCAAAAAACTAGAGGATGGTTGAAGTAAATATTATATCCGTTTCGTCTAACGGTAAGGCCCTCGCCTGATTAGCGAGTGATGGTTGGGTTCGATTCCCTCAACGGATACCATTATAAAAGATTAAGTTATGTTATCTTGGTTAAAAACATTATTCTCTAAAAATACAAAATACGAAGAAGAAGATACATATCTGATTGGAGTTAATCTAAGTAAATGGGAATATTTGGGTTATACTGAAATAAAGTTTCATAACGAAGAAAAAATAATAACATCTAAAGCTATTATATATTGTTTTGTAAGTAAAAAAACAAACAAACGTAAAATTGTGTTAAAAGCATTTAATGATAATTTTGAATTTCATCCATGGTATTTAAAATATGGTTTAATATGGCAATCAGGAGAATGGGAAATCTACAAAATAGTTGAAACCCTACCATCTGATTATCTAAAAAAATATATGTTAGAAACATATAGTGTTATATGGTCAAAAGATGAATCTTGGTGGATATCTAACGATAAAAGTAAATATGAAGCTGCTAAGATAAAACAAGGAAATAAACAACCAATTACTGAAATTAAAGACAATATAGTGATTGTAAAGTTTAATAAAGATAAGGAAGAGTAAGCGAGGCGGCCCTCGTCACGGTCTTGAAAACCGATGGTGGCTTAAAACCCATGGAGATCGACACTACCACTCTTCCGCATAGGCTCCAGGATTTACTAAATAGGTTGATATGACCTAATAAGTAATCCTGGAGCAGCTAGCCATACTATCCCACAGTTCATCACCTAAGAGCCCAACTAGTCGCCAACTGAGATGAGCGGACCGCGTAATGAACGGTAGAACACTACTCTCTATGCGCCAAGGGAATACGCGCAACCTGCTCGAAGGCACCGTCTTTGTGGTGTCGCTATTGGGCATGATTGTTGCTTCCGTGAAGGTCCTTCCTGAAGCTATAACGAAGCCGGTCACGTACCAAGTTGAAGCGCTTGCCTTGAAAATTTCAAAACGAATTGTTGTGCACCAAGTCCCCAAAAACGATGAAAAATTGGAATCTGAGGAGAATGGGAAATCTACAAAATAGTTGAAACCTACCATATCGTATAGAAATTTTTAGTAAAATCTGAGACTAAAAGAAAGAAAATGAAAATAACATCAACATTGATAGCCAAGGCTAAGAAATTTAGCTCAAGAAAAAAATTATATAAAACAATAAACTTTTTATACAATATTGATTTAGATACATTTTTAGAAGATTTACATAGCAATATAAATAAATTAACATTAGAACAACGTAATAATGCAAAAGTTATAAAAGATTACGATTACGATAATATTATTTATATACAATATATTGAAGAAGAACTAGAAGAAGAATGGGAACAAAGAGCTCTTAAAAATTATATAAAGTCTTTAGAAACAGAAAAAATAAATAAAAAGAAGAAAAAAGAAAATGAGAGAAAAGAATACGAAAGATTAAAGAAGAAATTTGGATAAATAGAATATATCGGTGTAGTGAAATGGTATAACGTCTGCCTCCAAAACAGAAGATGTGGGTTCGATTCCTACCTCCGGTGCCAGATAATAAACCTTCTAACTGTACAGTTAGAAGGTTTATTTTTAAATACTCTTAAAAAAATAGAAAATAATGAAAACCTTTAAACAATTTATTATAGAACAAGAAATAAAACCTTATCGTATTCCAAAATATAAAGAAAAATTAAATTCATTTGGTTATATGGAAGATCGTTCAGAGTTTAATAAAAGTCAAAATACTACTGAACATGCAGATGACAACGGTAATTGGTTAGCTCTTCACCATACTTCAACATATTGGTCGCATGTAGATAATAAAGGAAAAGAAACAGAAGGTAGGGGTATGAATAAGTTACTTCAACATTTATTACACTTACACAACAACTAACCAAATATCTCTAATACACGACCAACATAATTAACCCTCTCAAGTTCAAACACTTGAGGGGGTTCATTATCTACAGCGATCATTATAACTATTTGAGGTACTTGAATTTTATACATTCGTTCAAACATCATTGAATAACAAGTACATTGAAGTATATAATTTTCTATCCATTCAACCTTTTTTGTTTTTTTGCTTGTTTTAAAATCTAGAACGGCGGGCCTACCTTTATATACCCCTACTAAATCCGCTCTCCCAGCAACCTTTAGAGCTTTTGAATAAAGCGGTATTTCTACACCTAATACGGTATCAAGGCCCTTATTTATATGTGGAATAAGTGTTTCAAATAATGCTATATTAACAGGCATAGCGCCGCGCGTATAATTTTCTTCGTTAAGAACATAACGTTCTGCTAAAATATGAATAGCAGTACCTCTATTACGTGCTTGTGTTGAAACGCGCTGAGCCTCTTCTGGTCCAACGCGCTTCTTCCATTCCAATAATGCTGTTTTATCTAATTTTTCGTCAAGTACAGTTGTTACTGATTTTAACTTTTCTCCAGTAGGAAGAACATAATGTCTTTTACCATCAACAGTTTCAGTATTTAATTTTAGATAATTCACAAATTCATGTTTAAATTTCATATTATCCGCTTAAATGATCGTGAAGTGCATCTCCACCAACCCCAGTTTGTATATTATCATTATCCCCGTGTGCCCATTTATCTGTTCGACTATTGTGTCTAATAAATTTACCATTAGGATGATTGTATATTTTATTACTAGAGTCAAGATTTCTTATATTTTTATAACCATTAGCAATAGCAACAGAATGAACTGAATTTCCATTAAATTCAATTGTTGATTTTATAAATTCTTTTAACGATTTCATGTAGATATCCCTAATTTTCTTTTTTGTATTAAATATTCCTTAACTATACCAGAACGAACAATATCTTCTTCGTTATCAAATTCTACAAAACCGAAAGATTTTATATTTCTCAATATATCCATAAATTTAGGAAGTCCGGCTTTTTCAGATTCTTTAGTAAAATCTGTTTGAGAAAAATCACCACAGAATATAATTTTAGAATTTTCTCCAAGTCTGGTTATAATAGAATCTAATTCATGTAAATTTAAATTAGCCATTTCATCAACAATAATAATACAATTTTCTAATGTAATACCCCGTATAAACGAAGTAGTCATAAATTCTATGATACCTTTATTCTTTAAATATTCATAAGCATCACTACGATTATATAATTTAGAACAAATATTATAATAAGGAGCTTCATATACTCCTATTTTATCTTTTGTTTTTCCTGGCATAAATCCTATATCACGAGTAGATACAGCACTACGAATGATATAGAGTTTCTTATATATAGAGTCAGTACTATTTAATATTTCTTTTAGAGACAGAAATATAGATATAAAACTTTTACCAGTTCCAGCAAGTCCATGTAACATTAAATGTTTATTTTGACTGTAATATTGAAAGACTTTCTTTTGATTGTTTGTTAATGGTATTATTTCTTTTAATTCAAAATTTAATTTATTTTCTAGATTAGAAGGGATTTTTCTTTTTTCTTTTCTAGACATTTATACTCCTAAAAATCGTTAATCGTACTCTTACTTATACCTTTTGAATTTTTCTTTTTTATCTCTTTCAATATATCTCTAAATGTATTATCTGGTTTGGTCATACCACGACCAGATACTATCATTGGAGCACCATGGACTAATTGTATTATATGAGGGTTATCTCTCAAATAATCATCTAAAGCAGAAATACTCATGAAATCTTCGTATTCTTTATTTGTTTTAGTATTTAGAAATTTATATGTTGGCATTAATAATCTTCTTCATAAGTTTGTCTTAATATTTCATCTATATTTTTTGTTTTTAATGCCGCTTTTAATCTTTTTTGTCGTCTCTTATTTTTATTTTCTTCTTTAGTTTTAGAAATAGAAATTTCTTCGTCTTCGTAATCGTATTTGCTGTAATGTTTAGATTTACTCATTGTTGTATTTTATTGCTCCTTTTCTGCTAATATAGTTAAATCTATTCCTTCAAGAATTTTATTTTCTTCGTGAACTGAATCTGGTATTTCTATTACATCATTAGTTATTGTTTCTTGTTGTAAAACTGGTTTTTTCTTACAATTATCAAAATGATATCTATTCATCATCGCTTTCGAAGAACCTTCAGTACCACAATGCGGACATAAGATTTTATCTTTTTTCTCCAGAAAGGTTTCTTTATCTTCCTCCTTATTAGGTTCGTAAACATAATTAGGCATTAAATCTGGAAAAGCTTCTTGAACATGATATCCAGTTATACCTTTCCAAGGTAATTTTTTATCTTTTAAATGACATAACATAATTGCATCATTTTTATCTATGGATTCTAACATTTCCACAAACATCATTTCTCTTTTATTTTGGTTTAATTGTGGATAAAATCCTTCTATAAAATATGGTAATTTTCTTACTTCTTTTATAAAGATATGTTCTTGATCTACTAATTCATTAGATTTATAAGGAGGAGTTCCTTCTGGCAATAACCATTTAACATTTGGATCAAACGCTCCTTGTAAAACAGAACGTAATACTAGAGAATCATTATATTTTAATGCTTCAATTTTTTCTTTGTCTGTTTTTAATTTAGATACTTTTTCTAAAAATTCACTTACACTAATTTGCATTGTTTCTCCTTAAAAATCAGATATATGTTCAGTTAATATCTTAAGTTTATTGTTCATAAAATAAGATAGCATCATTGATCTATTTTTACCTTGTTGATCAATATATTCTTGTAATATTTTATCTTTAATCTCTTGAGGAGTTAAGGACAAATCTATCAAATTTCTGTTTCTTGTAAAATTTCTTAATATTGATGTATCTTGAATTGGATCGTTCTTTAAACTTTCTAATCTTTTATTGGTTATTGGTTTTTGTCTTTGACCAACAACCAAACAATTATCAGGGCTTAAAATATTAGGAATTCCATCACCACTATCACCTTTTATAATATGTTCTATCAAATATATATCTGGTCTAGGATGAGATACTTCTTTTTTTCTGGTTGGATCGTATTGTTTAATATTAGAATTATGTAGCTGCACAAAATCTTTATCACCAGAAAGGATTAAAATATTTTCGTATTTAGAATATTGTATTACTAAAGCAGCAATAATATCATCAGCTTCTGCTTTTTCTATATGAATAACTCTATATGGCAAGAAAGCCTTTACTTCATCACGTATTTTATTGACAATCTTGTATAACGATTCCCAATCATATTCTGATTGATCTCTAGCCTTTTTTCTATTTGCTTTATAATAAGGGAAATATTCTTTTCTCCACGAAGAAGAATCACAGGCAATGACCATTTCACCATATTTATCTTTATATTTTGTATTATATGATCTTAAACAATTTAGGATCATATGTCTTAGCATATCTTCGTTTACTTCTGTAATTTTAGAAGTATCAAACCCTAATTGTGTCATTAAAGTTGAATATGTTACTTGAGAAAAATCAACAATAATCATAGAATAATTTTAGAACCTTCTTCGGTAAATTTAAATTGATATACTGTACATTCAGTATTCTTAAATGTATTTATAACTTTTTCTTTCTTATCTAGTGGAACATAGAATATAAAAAATCCGCCACCACCTGCTCCTAATAGTTTACCACCTATTGCTCCTGCATTTATAGCTTTTTCATATATATCGTCAAAATATACATCGGATATAGAAGATACTATCTTTTTCTTATCTATCCAAGCTTGGTGTAACATTTCTCCTATATTATCTATATTACCAACCTTTAATTGGTCAAACGCTAGATAAGCTTTATTACGTCCCGCTTTAATAAGATTAAATTTTTCTTTATCTAAAACGGCTTTTTCTTGTTCTCCTAATATACTATTACCATTTCTTCCACGACCAGAACAAACCAATAATAATCTATTTTGAAATTCTAGTATTTTGTCTGATAATGGTAATTCTGTTCTAGTAACATATCCATTTTGTTTGAATTCAAACAAATTAAATCCACCAAATGCTGCTGCATATTGGTCTTGTTTACCTACAGGATATTTACAAAAATTATGTTCTATATTAAAAGCTTCTTCTGCTAGATTAAGTTTAGAGATACTAAGCTTACAATGAGCTAATACGTTCTTTATTAATCCAACAGTAAATGCTGATGATGACCCTAATCCTGAACCTTTAGTTTTAATATCAGACATAGAAGCAATAGTAATTTGTGGGTGTTTAGTATAATTATTCAGCATTACTTCTCTAGCTATACCAAGTTGCATGCCTTCAAATGATGTATTTATAGATACATCATCAAACATAGTTTTTATACCAGTATATGGAGTTTCGTGAGTACACACATAGATAAATTTATCTATGGTTACTGATAAAGCTGCTCCATCTTCATATTGATAAAAAGAAGGAAGATCAGAACCTCCTGAGAAAAATGATATTCTTAGAGGAGTTTGAGAAACTATCATGTTTTATATACAAATTCTTGTTTTATTCGTTGTCTAGATTCTATTGTAGGATATTCTTCTATTAAATCTTTTAACATTATTTCCCATTGTGATTTAATCCTATCAATATTATATCTAGAGTCTACGTAACTTTTACCAAAACGAATCATATTATGGTGTTTATATTCTTTTACAAGATTAATAGCAGCATTTAAATGATTAGCAAATATAGTAGCATGCATATTTAAATTATTAAAATCACCATGATACATCACGTTTAACGAACCTGATGTTTCTGATAAAGCGCCATAATTCGGATGAACACACACTAATCCTGCTGACATAGCTTCTAACATTGCTCTACATGATGTTTCTAACCATATAGAAGGATAAGCAAATATATGACTTTTAGTTAAATGTTCTTTTAAAACAGAATTTTCCACAAACCCATGATATGTCATTTGTGGATGTTCTCTTATATCATTATATAATGGTTCATATTGTTTATCTATTTCATCCCAACCATATATTTTAAAAGATGAAAAAACGTCTAAATGTATATCTTTGTGTATTTCACACAATTTCTTAAATACAGGAACAAGAATATTTAATCCTCTTTGTGGTGTAGAAGTATATACTAATCTTATAGTTCCTATATCTTTTTTATCAAACACATTCTCTGGGGCTGGTTCTATTCCAGATTCTATTACTATAGATTTATTATCATATGGTATACCATGTATTAATTGGTATCTTTGATATTGCCAATTAGAAATAAAAACATATTTGTGTATGTTTGATACAAACGAAGATTCTTTAAATTTAGCAGACTCAGGGTCTTCAGGGAGATCATGACACCAAAATACTCTGATTTTATCAAAATTAAAGTCTCTAAATCTAGATGAAATAATTTGGAAATTATCCAATAAATTAGGATCTAGAATTTTAGCCAATTTTCTTTTAGCTAATTCAGTACCACCAAATGCATTTTTAGATATTTCGTTTTCTTCAAATCCTATCATATTTTAAACCCTGTTTTTTTTCCGTCTTCGTAAAACATTTTTACAGTATCTAAACAATACTCGTCAATAGTTTTATTTTCTAACAAAGATAATTTTTTAATTAATTCAGGAGTCATAGTAATAATATCACATCCTGCTTCTTGCGCTAGTTTATAATCATATACTTGTCTAGGTGAAGCCCAAAGAACTTCAACGTTATGTAAATAACCTTTCATAGAATCTGTTTCAAATATTATAGAATTTACTGCATCTATACCTATATCATATAATCTACCTGCAAATATAGATATAATTGAAGGAGTTTTGTATTGTCTCATAATATCAAAAAAACTTGCTATTTGATCTGAAGTAAATACCGCTGTTAAATTAACCGGAATATTAGCATTTAATAAGTTTTCTACTATATCAATGGTAGAAATATTATTGGTAGTTATAACAGGAATTTTAACATAAGTAGTTATATTGCTTTTTAAAACGATTTGTACAGCTTGATCTCTCATTTCATTTAAATCGTCACTAAACACTTCAAAAGAAATACAAGTGTCTGGACGATGTTCTTTTAAATAAGAGGTTGTTTTATCTATAAATTCTATATAGTTTGTTACTCCAGCTTTAGCTACTAGAGTAGGATTAGTAGTAAATCCTTTAATCAGGGGGTTTTTAGTAGCTTCAACAATTTGATCAAAATCTGCACAATCACAAAATAACTTTATCATTTTCCATAAATCCTATTAATTCAACTACTTGTTTTAAATTATTGACCCAATAATCTGGTTTTATACTTATAAATTGTTCTGGAGCAGAATAAGGTTCTGTATTTACATAAACAGTAATAAGATTACTCATATTACCACAAACTATATCTTTCCACGTATCGCCTATCATATATGAAGTTTCGTTTATATTATACTTCTCTAAAGCTTCTAAGACAAGTCCATTATTTGGTTTGTAATATTCTGTATTTCTTTCTAAAGCAATTAGAACTTCATCTACCTTAATCCATTTAAGAACTATAGCATTCATTAATTCCAGATGTTTATATTTCAGTTTTCCTGCCGCTACATCAGGTTGATTTGAAATTACAAAAACCAGGAAGCCTAATTCCTTTAGTATATTAACATATTCATATATATTTTCTTTAAGTTCAAATTCACTAATATGCCAAGGTGCAGTTTTTTGGTGCCCGCGATCTATTAAATTATTAATAATACCATCGCGGTCTAAAAAACACGCTTTTACCATTTAGTTTTTCGTATTTGTATTTTAGGGTGTGACACTATACAATGCCAAACAACGGTTTGGAATGCTTCTGAATGAGGAGTTATTCTTTGTTCTTCTGTTAATGGAACTTTTACGCAGTGATGAGCATGCTCTACAGTATAACCATCAGTTCTACCAACAATGCCGCAAATAGTGCCATGCTTAGATCGTGCATAGTTTATCCCTTTACATAATGCAACAGAAATATTCTTTTCTAAATTACCACCACCAACTGATAATACAAATAACATATCATAAGAATCGAAATTAGATATTCTTAGATACTCTTCGAATATTGTATCAAATCCTTCATCATTGGTTCTGGCTGTTATTTCTGATACATTATCTGTAGGAGCATAAGCTTCTATCTCACACAATTTCCTGAGATCATTTACCATGTGAGAAGCATTGCCAGCAGATCCACCAATACCTATAACAAATACTCGTCCTTTCATTTCTTTTAATATTTTCAAATCGCTAACAATATTTTCTATTACATCATAATCTATAGAACGAGCTATTTTGGTTATTTCTTCCATATACATTTGACTAAACATTAATACCTCACAATATTTTAAATACAGCTTGATGTGCAGACCATTTACCAATACATTCTATTTCATACTTAGTATTTTCTAAAAATTCAGAAAATACTTTATATTCATGTTGCTCAAATCCGGGATAACCATATAATTCATCAAAAACAATTATAGTTCCTGATTGTATCTTTGGTGTTAAATGCGTGAATATAGTTTTTGTAGAACTATATAAATCACAATCTATATGTAAAAAAGACACATTATTCTGAGTAGTTTTTACAAACTCTGGTAATGTGTCTTCAAATAATCCTATTATAAGGTTTATATTGTCTGGTAAATTAATAGGAATATCACATGCAAAATAACCTTTATTATATTCTGCAAACCAATCTTCCGGTAATCCTTGAAACCAATCGAATCCATATACAATATTAGTTGTATGTTCTGCTATTTTTCTTATACTTTCGCCTTTAGCTACCCCAAATTCTAAAAACATTCCCTCAGGAGAAGCATTTTTTACAGAAATTTCTAAACTACTTTCTGGCGCCGATTGTAATATTTCTAAATTTAACATCCTATCCTATTTCTAAGTGATGTAGAAGAAAATGAATGTTTTCTTGGAAAAAATATTATTTCTATATTATTAACTAAACATTCTGATTGTCCGGTAAATTCAACAGTTTTGTATTGTTCGTCTAAAAATCTTTTGTGTATTATTTGTGTATTTATAATATTTATCAAATCTTTTTCAGTTTCGTATGGTATAATTTCATCTACATATTTACAAGAATATAGTCTCATCCATCTTTCATATACAGATTCTATTGGAATATTTTTATAAGATCTTTCAGCAGCGGGATTAACATGTAATCCTACTATTAATTTAGAACATTCAGATTTACACAATTTTAAAAAAAATAAATGGCCAGAATGTAATAAATCGAATGCACCAAATGTAATGCCAGTTTCAGTTTTTGACGACATAATATGTATTCCCTTTATCCCAAGTATTTAATACACTATTAATCAATGGGATTTTTTTCATAGATTTATCTTTAAAAAAATCTTCAAAATATTCTTCGTTATAAGAATTACCAAATATTTTAGATTGAGATAGTATCATCCATTGTTTAGAATCACGAATTTTAGGCATTAATCTGTTTCTATATTCTAAATCTGTTTCAGATAAAGACCAAGTTGCTATAACTAAATCTGAATGTGTTACTAACTCATCTTCGAACGAAAAAGTTGGATATATATTTTGTTTATTAAGATAATATTCTTGAATAGGTTTTAGTTCAGGAATATCTACAATAGTGTATTTTCCTTTAAACCCTAAAGAATATATTACTGAACACATATCTCCATATCCAGCACCAATTTCTACTATTGAATTTATATCTGTGAAATTTGTAAAATCTGTTATAAGCAAATGTGCTAAATCTTGTATACGTTGCATAGAAGTATCAGTATCAGCTATTCTAAGTTGTTCGGACATAACAACAGGTATACCAATCCAATTTTCTTGTAATGCATCTGCAATTTTAACATCATGTGCTGCTGCATAAAAAGACTCACCAATAAATCTAGAAGTTTTTTGTTGAGTTACTAACGGTACATTATGTACAGAAGCCCATAATCTGAATCTACTTAAAGGTAAATGTTTACAATCATAATCAAATACTTCACGCATAATGGACCAGTAATCTGGTCCATTAATTCTTTTTGCCATGATGCCTTTTTGTGAATTTGCAGAATTCACATTAAAATCAGACCATATAAAGTTCATATTTAATCCGCGTTTCTAGTAATGTATAAAATTTTTTCTTTTTTAGGAGAGAAATATTTTTTTACTAATTCCATAACAATAGAAGAATTATAGGGCTTACAAGAAAATACATCTAAGTACATAGTACCGTCGTCACAAAAATGACAACAAATATTACTTGTTTCTATCAATTGAACTAGGGTAATTCCTGCTAAATATCCTTCGCCAAATCTAACGATTTGAGGAAGGCCGTAAGGAACCATTTCTATTTTTTTTATTAATTCGTCGTTAAAATTTTTTATAACATTTGGATCAGATACTGCTTGATTGCATCCAGAGCAATCAAGCATTAAATGGTATCCCCAGTGTTGTGTGTCCATTTCATGCAAACCCCATATAGTTGTTAAAGATGTACTATTTATATCAATATCCGTCTACTATTTGAACATAATTAACATTTTTTATATCAAAAAACACCCAACGATTTTTGGTGACATTCCAAGCACCAACAGAATTTATATTAATATTATGAAATTGTTTAAATTCTGTTTCATCGGCTCTAGAATCTTCTGGTATTAATTCTAATCTTAGAGTTACCCTAACAGGAGCTGCTCCTGTAACAAAAAATATTTCTATAACATGTTCTTTAAGATCTTTTAAAAGATCTTCTCTTTTAGGCCCCATTGAAAGCTCCATACTCTAAGACTAGAGGAGTATCATATTTTCTTTTTAAATCAACAAATCCGCCAATATATTCGTCGTTATCTATTATTATCGGATATGTTTTAGCGGATGGAAAATGTTGAATAATAAATTCCCTTTTGAAGTCTACATCAAGTTTGTATTCTTCAAAAGGGATATTTTTAGTTTGTAAATATGTTCTTGCTGATGAACAGTAAGAACAATTTGTTTTTGAATACATTTTTATCATTCTAATTTTGTTCTCCAATATCTTTCAATATCTAATTTACATATAGGGTTAAACCCGTTCAATAACATATCCTGGTTTATAAGAATTTCAAATTTTGAGTATAATCGTTCTCTCATTGTTTGTCCCCTTCTTTGTAGAGACTACGCCAAATAGCCTCATACCTTAATTTTACCTTAATTTTACCTTACATTAAATTTCTTTTATATAAGATGATTTAATATTTTTCTTTTCTAAGACTTTCCAACCATTCATGAATAATAAATTTTCTATTTTATCATGATCATACATCCAAATATCGTCATAAACGAATATTGCTCCTGGTTTAGTTCTTTGTAAGAAAAATACAGTTTCTATTGATACAGCATTGAAATCATGCGGTCCATCAAAAAATACCATAGCATAATTATCTATTATAATTTCTTCTTGATCGTATGTAGGTACACCATCTTCATATAACTCAAAATATCTATAATCTGTTAATTGAAAAAATCTAAAATCGAATTCATGTTGGTAAGCATAGTAATAAAGTGAAGGAATCACTCTATTACGCATATCATTAGTATAATCAAATCTATGTGGAGAAGTAGCTTCTTTCGAAGAAGGGTCTCCCTCTACTTTGGTTCCCGGGTAATGCACTGACATATTAAGATTAGTACATATAATCTCAATATTACCATAAGGATCTATACAAAAAAACGGTCTATTAATATTTTGACCGTTTTCTACTAAAGCGTTCATCATCATTACAGCAGATCCGCCGCGACGAGTCCCTATTTCTACTATCGCACCAGGAATATTTACTTTTCTTGCTGCATTAATTAATATTTCATATTCTTGTGAATCAATACCGAATACTTCGTCGGTAGAAAATCTTATAATACTCATTTTATATCCTGATATACAATTATCTTTTTTTCTATAGGAAGAACTTGTCTTATTGAGTCAGTTAAATCTTCATCTCTGAATTCATTATAATCTCCATTTGTGTCCGCTCTATAATTAAGAGCCCAGAAACTATCATCAGTTTTTCTTTTAAATATAACTAGTTCTTCTGTACCATGACGCCATTTACCAACTGTTTTACTTTCGACTACCTCATAAACGTCATCTATATCTTCAAAATATGCTTCTCTTAATTTTTCAATAGTAGGCATCATTTATTCTTTTTCTTTATTGCTCTTCTTTTCTTAGAACCTATCTTGCGACGACCTTTGCGTGGCCTATTTTTTCTCTCGTGTGCCATTATTATATCCCATAAATATATTTTGTTGCATTTTCTGCTGTAAATACTGTATTTTCTATACTATTATTATTTATCACAATTTTATCTTTGTAAAGATAAAATTTAATGTTTTTATATTTTAGATAACAAGATTTTTTACACTCTTTAACTAATCCTGCTCCTAATATGTAGCTGTTTAGTTCTGCTAATAATTCTGGAGATGGTTTCTTTATATTATGATGTCTATGCATAAAATTATACATAGATATAAATGACAATGCTTGCTTTTCTTTTTCTTTATAATACTCTACTTTAGTATATTGAATATCAGGATATACAGTTTCTTCTGTTGTTGGTGTGCATCCAAATAACATTATTGTTATAAATATACATAATTGTTTCATTTTTTACCTTCCCAATACCATTTTATTACAAATCGTCCTAATATATATCCATTCATAAAAGAAGTTACAATCAAAAAAGGCCCAGCAAAAACTGAATTATAAAATAAAATTATATCTAGTTTAGATATCACCCAACTAGAACTTGCAATATATATCATAATCCATACCCATGCTTGTTTATTAGTCAATAAATCTTTAAAATCAGGATGCATATTATTCTCCTTTATACCAATATTATACTTATTGTTTTATAGAATATTAAACTCTTTTTTATCAATCTACATAAAAAAAGAACTTTACTGATATTTTAACGATCAGTATAATACTACTGTTAAGAAAATGATAGATAATAGGTTACTTGAAATGAAAAGAGTATCATATATACAAGTAAAGAATATGTCAAGAATATATTCTGATGGATCAATATTTTGTATCCCTAAAGGATATCATAAGATTTATATACAAGATAATGGTGATCATAAAGGTGATATGTACATTAAATGTAAAGCCGGAAATCATTATATTGATGCACATATAAGATATGATGGATATCTAGAAGGATTATATAAGAAATGACTAACTATTGTATAAAATGTAATTCTTGTACTAAATCATACAATTATGAAAATCCAGTTTTTCCTGATGGTAAGATAGAATATAGATGTACTTTATTTAAAGCAGAATCTAATTTAGTTACAGGATAACCTAAATATGAATTATGTATTAATATAAGAAATACAGATTCAAAATGTGGTAAAAACGGTAAATATTTTGTAAAACGATCTATCTTTAGTTTTCTTTAATAAAAATAACAACTTTACTTCT